TCTCAGCGGGAACGCCGTACACGAGCCTGAAGAAGAGGTCCACACCCCTGTCCGTGCCCTTTGACCTGTAGAGGTCCTGCACGTGCTTCACGAGGGTCCTCTTGTCGACCTCGGTCACGAAGTTCAGGTATGGCAGGTACTTGGACTTGAAGTACTGGATGTAGTCTTCCGGGGTCTCGTCGATGTCCCTGTACTCTTGGAGACGCTTGGCGTGTCCTATTGCCTGGTCTCCCTGCTCGAGCCAGGTGTAGTACATCTTGACGAATTCTACGAACTGCGGGTAGTTCTCCCTGTAGTGGAAGGGAAACTGCGCCGGGATGTATGGACTTACTAACTTCTCGTTGTTCATCAGCTGTTCCTGATCCCGATGACCTCGATGTTGACGTCTTCGGCCTTGATCTCGAAGTAGTCGCTCCTGGTGAAGTTGACGTCGTTAGTCTCCGGTAGAACGAAGATCTTGATGGCGGCGCCAGTGTAACTACTCACGTTGAAGTTGGACAGCTTGATCAGGCCGCTCTCGTAGTCCACCGTACCGATCTCCTTGATCGTGGTAGTGGTTCTTCCGCCAGTGGCCGTCACGATCCTCATGCGCCCGTTGTTGTCGTCCTCTAGCCTGCAGAGCTTACCCTCGTACACGAAGTTCGTGGAGGTCACGACCCTATCCTTCGTGGACGGGTGAACTCTACCCAGAGTCGGCAGGGTATTCTTGAGTGCGAACGAGAAGTCGACTGTATGGTTCTGCTCGATTCCCAGAGTCGGTCTGATCGTCTTGTACGGTCTGAAGACAGCCTCGTTGCTGGCGATCGACGGGTGAGTTCCGTCGATGGAGGCCAAGAGGTTGCTGAACCTGACGGTGATGTTGAAGTCGTTAAAGTTGGTGGCCGAGTAGTTGACGATCGTGTCAAGGACGCGCGTAGAGATGTCGGCGCCGGTGAGGTCCGTCCTGTTCTGGTCGTACCTGACTGTGACGTCCAGGGCGCCGAACGTGAAGGTCGGGTCTATGAAGACCGGCTCGAGCGTGACGGGCATCCTAGTGCTCAGCCACTTCTTGAACTCTTCTTTCTTGTAATCCGGGATACCGTCGAAGCCGAATAAGTCCACCGCCACGAAGACTCGACCGTACTGCGGTGGATTGATCTTCTCTCCGCCGTACACAGCCAGGGCATTGATCTCTGGGAACTGCTTGCTCAGCAGGATCTTGTAATCGCTCTCGGTGATAGCTCGCTCCTGAGTCTGGTAGTGACGCGGGGCGTTGAACCTGATGTCGTCCAGGCTCTCGTGAACGGCACCGCCGGATGCCCTCTTTATGTTTCCATCGGAGTCCCTCTGGGCGGTGACGGTTACGTTGCCGGTATCTCCGATGTTCCTGTCGTTGGTGAACTCAAAGGCGCCGTTCGGGAGTTCACCGCTGCAGACCCTGTACTCGGCGTAGATCGTGGCGCCGTTCTTCGGTCGCTTGCCTATCACATTGTTGCCGAACACGATCTCGTACCTGTCACCCTCGGCGGCCTGTAAGAAGAACACCTCGGACGTCTCGGTCAGTCCGAGGAACGAAGTTGCGAGACGGTATGTTCTGGCGTTGTCGTCGTCCGACACTACCACGGTGAGCGAAGTCGTGTCCGCGGTCGGATTTGAGAGCATGAATCTCTGGCGCTCCAGGGCGTAGTTGCTGTAGAACGTGTCTACTACGTAGGTTCCCTCGAAGATCTCGACGCCCCGAGCGGTGAACACACCGTCGACTTGATCGGTGATTACCGTGTTCTCGGCCGTCACGAACTGGAAAGTCTTGGAGTTAACTCGAGTGGAGAACGGCTGGTTCTTCGGTATGGTGACGAAGGTCGTGTTCGAGACGGGCGTCACCGCGATGTCCACGATCGCCTTGGATGACCTGAAAGACCTCGGCGTGTAGTTGAGGTCCTTGACGTGAGACGCGATCGAGTTCCTGAGCTGCGCGCTGTCCAAGAACATCTCGGAGAAGAGCATGTTCAGGTAGAAGGCGTTGTGATACGTGTTGTACGCGAGGATGTCGTTCAACACGCTCATGTTCGAGCCGTCGAAGTCGTAGTCCTTGAACAGGGCCTGCTGCTTAGCGTAGGCTCTCAGAGTTTCCTTGTACTTATTGAAGTCAAGGTCGACTAGGTTTAAGACTGTATTGGCCATCAGCGCACTCTGGTCAAGAAGGTTACGGGAAGCTCTTGCATTATTCCTGGACTATTTATTGTATTGTAGAAGATGGTCACGGTCACTTGGTTGTGTTCATAGTCCGGTATGATGCTCAGGTCCTTGAGCACTACCCTGGGTTCGTGGTTGTGAATGGCCGCTTCAATTGAGGTCCTGAGGTGGAGGAGAGTCTTCTCGTCCAAGATCTCGAATACCTGCCTGCGTATGTCGCCGCCGAGGGTGGGTTGAAAGGGACGCTCACCGAGATCGGTCAGAAGGATGTTCTTGAGAGACTCGCGAATGGCGAAGTCGTTGATGTTCCTGTACAGGTCTCCCGTGGCGGGGTTCTCTTCAAATGTTCCCACTATGTCAGAGAACTTCTCTTGAAGCCTGCTATTGACCGTGTACTTGTCTGCTCGTCTTATGATGCTCATCTTAGACGTTGTCTCCGTTCTCTATTCCGGCCTTGATGTCGCTCGACGTCTTGAGCTGAGCCCCGGTCACGCTGCTCTTGCTTCCAGGGTCGTTGAGCTGGACCGTGGATCCCGAGACGTAGGTCGTGGACTTCGACCCGTAGGTGGCCGAGCTGCCGCCGATTATGCTGACACTGTCGTGGGCTCCAACCGAGTAGCTCTGTCCGGCAGTCGTGCTCTTCGACTTGGCGACGAACTCGCTCATGTCACCCTCGGCCTCGATGATGATGTTTCCCTTGGCCTTGAGCTGAAGGTTGCCGTTCGTGGCGATGACGAGGTTCCCCTCAGATCCGACAGTGTAGGTGCCCTCTATGGCCTCTTTCCTGTCCTTCGCGGTGTAGGTGACGTAGTTGCCGTCGGCCTGCATCTCGGTGAAAGTTCCGGTGGGATGCACAGTGGCCTGGTAGGTCTCTCCGCCGACGTCGTGGAGGATGTTCCTCATACCGGACTTCGAGACGTTGACGTGGGTGTCCGGATATTTACCCTTGATCTGGGGAAATGAGGCTGGAGCCTCCTTGAACAGGAGCTTGGTCATATCCGACTGGGGTTCGTGCCTGCCGCCGGTAGATCCTCCCCTGAGACCTCCCAGGGCCATCGACGACTGTCCTCCCGCCGACGCGCCTATGATCTCTTTACCGGCCCTGTTATCGGGCAGGACTCCCAGAATAGTGATGTCCTCGTGGTTGTCGTGGTTGACGAGCGCTATCACGGTGGCGCCGTTGGCGACGCTGAGTCCACCCTGACCGCCGCCGCCTCCCTGATTCGGTCCGACTCCCATGCTGGGTGACAGCGTCTTGGCCAGCGGCAGCATGTTCGTGGGAGTCTGGTTCTTGTTCCCGTGGACCGGGAGCCTGCACCTGACCCTGTTGAGCTGCTCGGGATCGTTCACGTCCTCGACCGTGCAGAACATGATCGAGACTTCTTGGCCCTGTAGCTTGATCGGATCCATTATGAAAGCTTTCCTACGCAGTGAAGTAGAGTTCTGCCGGTGTGGGCCGGCGCCTGCTCGTTACCACCCAAGTGAACGGTGTGCAGTACGGCGACGATGAGCCACTTACCGGAAGCTGCGTTAGACGGACTCGCGTCGCTGAAGTAGGTCGCGCTGCCGCTGTTCACTTCGATGACGTCTCCCGCGTGCAGGTCGGTGGCGATTGGTACCAGGATCTTGAGCTTCGCGCTGTACTCGTTGAGGTTCTGCTGGTCCCTGTCGCTGTGCCTCTTCTCGTCGCGCTCCTGCTCGATGGTATTCTGTATCTTGTATCCGACCTGCGCTTCGCCGGCCTTGACGCCGAGACCCGGTGTCGACAGACCCTGTCCCGCTCTATCGTTCTTCTCGACTTTGCCGAACTGAGGGCTGTACCTCTCGCCCTGCGCCTTCGTCTGCTTCTGAGACGAGACAGAACTTCCCTCGTAGGTCAGGTCGAATATGACCGACGGATCTCCGAGAGTGCTGGGGTCAGCCGCGCCAGCGGCGTTGAAGGTGAATCTCCTCTTGGCGCCCTTCGAGGCCATGTCCTTCATGGTCCTGAAGTTCGCCGTCCCGCCGTT